TTTTAATGTTATCAGTTTGTCTAACAGGTCTAAACTAAAAGGCTTGATCAATAAGTACATGAAAAACTACCCAAAGAGAAACTGCGAAAAATTCTTGAGAGAGCGAGTGATAAGTATTTTGAACACGTTCAATGACGATTCGTCAACAATGTCTCTATTGAGAAATGAATGCAAAAATGTCATAGATTACACAGAAGATAATAATCTTTATACAAATCCTTTCCTGAATATAACAAGTTCTGTTCACAACTACAGTAGTATGATCAGAGACATAAAATCAAACATTCTATCAAAAGAAACTCACGTGAGATCAAATGTGTTTTCTGACGTTCAAGAGGGAAGACTAATCAAACATATTGATTTAGAATTATTCAAGACTGGATTTGACAGAACAGTCAATAGCAAAATGAGGAGAACTAACAACTTACTAGATATTTACAAGAATATGGAAGAAGGGTTCTCTTCTTTTTTTGACACTAACACCAATGGAGTTAATCCTTACACTGGATCAAAAGAAGCTAATCGCAGGATTGTTACTGACGTTCTCATAAGATTCTTTTCTGAAAAAGACGTCTTGATTAACTTGAATGACAGCGAAGAGAACATGTTGAGAAACAAAGAATTCAATGTTTATGACTTCATGGTTTGGGGCTTTAAAGAAATAGCAAATGGCAGAAAGCCTTTTTCTATGATCTCTATAAAACCACAAAAAGATGTCGGTGATAGAGAAATTTACATTCAAGATTTCTTCTCAAAAATGTGTCACTATCCTATTCAAACTGTTTTCAGATACTTCTGTGACCTGATACCAGAAGAGTTAGTAACTAAGTCTGAGTATGACAAGATCAAAATGATGTCGACAATGAATTTCTCGGAGTACTCTTATTATGTAAATGCTGATATGAAAAAATGGTCTCCTCAAGACATTAGAGACAAATTCTTAGTCGTGTGTAAACTACTGCTGGACTACAAACTGATAGACGACGACATATACAACCTTCTATTTAATGGTTTTGAAATGACACGGGATCTTAGATTACTGGTAGACAATCGATCTAATGATTTAGATGAAAGATACTATAAATATAAAGATTTAGTGGAATGCAAATTTGATGTTAGCAAAATAAAAGATGAGTCAAAAGGGCTAAAGTTGGACACTAAAAACAGAAAAGCTACAAAAAATATGTTTTTTATTTTGAGAATGACTCATGGCTGGCCTCAGGGCTTGTATCATTTTGTATCGACTTTTGTTCATGTTATGACAGCCAGTATAGAAGAAATGTGTTACCAATCTCTAATAAAGCAGTCTCCTGATAACTTAAGTATAGTTATTTTAGTGCACAGTGATGATAAAAATGAATCAGT